TAAAGTAATACTTCCACCAACTCCTCCAGTTCCAGAACCTCCTTCACTATCAGCTCCACCATCACCAGCGGTTAATACCAAGCTACTTCCAGCTCCTCCAGCTCCTCCGGCACCGCTTGTAGCTCCACCAGCACCACCAGTAAGCGTAAACGCTCCACCTGCACCAGTAGCCGTTCCAGATCCAAGGGTAGTCAGCCAACCAACACCTAAAGCGGATGCAGTAGTGACTCTAAGATCATCTGTTCCATCCTCATCAAACTCAAAAGATACATCCTCTCCCGTTCCAAGGTGAAGCTTATTATCATCTGTAATGATCAAATCACCAGTAACAGTAATATTATCAGTTGATACATCCCCAAAGTTCAAATCTCCGGTAATGGCTAAATCTCCACTTACGGTAACACCACCACTTAACGTAATATCATCTGCACCACCACCATCCGAACTAATAGTAATTTTCCCATCTGATCCCGATTGAATGTAAATACCAGTATCTCTAAACTGAATCTTCTTATTAGTATCTACTGTGATTGTCTCATGTAATTTTTTACTTACAACTCCTAAAACGTTTCTTCCTGCTCCCATAGTATATCCCCTTTTATCTCGTTTTTTACTTGCACATTCGAGTCTTTATCTCGGCAGTGCCATATCCCTTACAAAAATTAAAAAGGATAAAAAAAAGTTTTGAACTTCACACTTACAACGAGGAACCACCTGCAGCTTTGTGCATAACCTTCACCTCAAAGAAGAAAGGGTTATTACTATTCAATCCGCCGATTGTTAAAGTTAGAGTCCCTGTAGTTACAGATGTAGTAGGTTGCGTCTGCACTACTACCGAGTTATCAGTAGTATGCTCCCAACCAAGAACACCCATCAGACCGGACACATGACCACCATACTTAGTAAGATCAACAGTGAGCGTATCACCATTATTTGCAGTGTTAATCGTTCTTATAAGGATCGTGTTGTAAATAGGACCAACTTGGTTCCCTACAACCTCATAACCTGTACCTTCCACTAATAATGCCATTCTATCATACCTCCAATTTCATGCGATATTATCAATATACGCATTAAACGACGGAGCACGAACTATAAGACATTCATAAATCTTAAGCATGAACTTGCTACTGTCGTTGGTCTTTGCCAAATCTTCAAACGTGAGATCTTGTAACACTCGCATCTCTATATAGTCCGTATCAAGGAACCATAGCTGTTTAGAGCCTGAAGCATTCGATAAGTACATACTTGGAATGCAAGGTATAGCTCCCACCATAGTTTGAAGCACAAGCTGTGGAGGTACTCCAAATGGTAAACTCGCACCTGCAACAAGCTGATCCGGGCTATAACGGAAAGTGGCCACCATGATCTTACGAAGATCAGTAATCACACTAGAACTTCCAACAGCCAAGCTAGGACGACCACCATCATCATAAGCAGACTGCACAGTCTCTTCAACATCATCCCATGTTAATGCAGCACTAGACAGATCATTCTGATTCGTAGTGCTTTGCTGTTGAATGATACCATTAAACTGTGTAGCATCAGTAGAAGCATTACCATTTAAGATAAGATTTTCCTCTAACTCCTTCATAGCACGAGCCTTTAACAGTACCTCTTGCTGTTTAGCATTTGGAACACTAACCGCTGAAAACACACTACCACCAACATTACCTGCACCAGAGGGATTAAAACCTTCCATTATGTAGGAAGGAATCGCAGCCATAGCTGGACCAAGAACCCGACCAACACTATATAGGAACTTAATACTCTGTGATACTCTGTCATAAGTATCATCTGCCTCTGGTAGTGCAGAATCAGCATTTGCTGTATATGCAGCACCCTTAGCGGTAATAACATTATAATCCGCAGTCAAACCCCTATTTGTAACCCTTGGAATAAGTTCTACGAGAGGAGTATATTTACGACTTCGATCCACAATTCTAGGATCAACATAAATAGGAACAAGTGCAAAACCTGCGGTTCCTGCACCTCCTGTCTCTGGCCCTAATGCTTTCTGTCGAACTCGGTTAAAACCCGCACTCGCTTTCTGATTTAATAATCCACGGTGGTCGATACTCTTCCAACCGTTCACGTATGGAGTCTCATTCGCTAAAATACCAAAAGAGTGTTCATACGCTGAATTTTGAGTAAAACCTGTACGTGACATATCTGATTTAATATCACCTGTTACTGCTTCCATCATTTCTCATCACCTCTATATAAAGTCAAGAATGTTATCCTGACCTTTCGTTTCTGCTTTTACATCAGCGCGTTCTGCGCCTCTGCCACTAGGTATAGCCTTAGCAAGTACCTTGTTAATCTCTGCAATAGCCTCTGTATTATTCTTCAACTCAGATCCAATATTTACAATCTGAGATTTAAACTCTGCAAAAGCCTTCATGTCTACACTTTTACCTTCCGCACTGTCAGATGCAGGACTAGAAGGCGAACTTTCAGGTTGTGCCTCACTACTTCCTTCCTGTTGTGATTCCGGTTTATTTTCTGCTTCAGAACTAGGTTGTACTTGTTCTTGCGCAGGTTTGTTTTCTTTTTCTGCCATAGTAATATCACCTTTCTCCTTTATTGCCTTCCCATCAAATGATGTAGGGCTTTTATCTGGTTCTCTACGTTCAAGATCATATAACCGATCCCAAATAGATTCTAATACACGTTCTAACTCTGGATGGTTATGCTCCCCAAGAGGAGAGTTTTCTGTGTGTGCATGAGCACCATCCTTCTCATAACCCTTACGATTAACGCACCCACTATTATCTTTTAACCATTTCAAACTCTTAGCCATAACACTCACCATACTAGTTTCAGGATTAATAGGGTTTCCAGTGAGTCCCACGTTAATAAGGTTCAACTCATCAAGCATACGAACCTGCTTATCACCCACCATCTTATACGAAGCCTTTGTCGGAATGTACGCAATACTAAACGCATCATAATACTTCTCTTGTATGCTATCCCACACTTGTCCAAAAGTCTTAACTATATCACCCTTAGAATCAACCTTAACATAATTAGGATTAAGCTCCCACTCCACCATACACCCTTTAGAATCTACTGAATAACTAACAGCTTTCCCAAGAGGTTCACGAACAAGGTTAAGCTTAGAATCATCAGAATCTCCACCCTTCGTCTTAAGCAACGTCTCATGGTCAAGATCCAGCTTGATATTACGATTTTCAAACTGGCCACCCATGTGGTTCAGGCAGTTATTTGTAACAATGTCATTTACAAGATCAAGATCCCCAGTTGCAGAGTAACCTTTAATAAAATATCTTTTACGCTTGAGACTTTCGTCATAGTAACTCTTAGATTCAACAATGTTCTGATAATACACAAACGGTTTATTAGCCATATCAAACTATAATCCCAACGTAATAAACTTATAAACTTTCAGAAACTCCAATGATCATAAAAAAGGTTCAATAATCAGATCATCACGCTCATTCGGATGGAACGGACCAACTAATTGGTCAATGACAACCTGCTTTTTACCGACAGTAACCGTAACCTTAAAATTCTCATCTAAAGGAATACTCTTCTCGGAACTACCATACTTAGCGTGTAACGCCTTAGTTATCTCACTGGTCCGATGATCATTAGTCCACAACAACCACTTTCTAGCCTTAACACCACTCTGCTTGTAAGCCTGATATTTCCCATGAGAATAAGCACGATTAACCTCAGTTCTCACAATAGTTTCACTCCTATTTTTTGAAACGTCAAAAACTTTCATCACACGATCACGAAGTTTATCAAGACCTTCACCATTCATAAGTCCGATTTTGAATTCACGACGAAGATCCTCCGAGATTTCATCATTCATACCCTTAACATTCTCAAACGTGTAGTTACTAATGTAATCAATAGCTTTACTATCCGGGGAATAATTAAACGGTTGAATATCATTAATCCGTAACTCTGCCTCTTCAGAACCTTTCAAGAAATAAGCTCGAATCACCCCGAACAACACACTTTTAACACGATCAAGCTGAACAAAACCCTTAACACGTTCAATCAAATCAGACAAACTTTTAATCTCCACTTTATCGAAATCGAACTCATCAGCGTTTTTAACCTGCTTTAAAACATCAGGTCGCATTTCTTCCTTCAACACCTTAAGAATAGAATTCCTACTGTCCTCCAATAAAGATTTCAAAGCTTTAATCAACCTTTCGCTATCTAAACGCTCATTCTCCTTAAGAACTAGTGGCGTATCAACACTCTGAGCTTTTCCCTCGCCTTTCCCAGAAACCTCTTTTGAAACCTTCTCATTATCCTTCTGAGGATTTCGAGTATTAGGAACTTTACTAGTATTCACATTAGTACGGGAGTTAGAATCTTTATCACCAAAACTATCACCAAAACTAAAACTACTACCACCAGCCAAAAAACTCCTAGGAGGCTCATCACCCCAACTCACAGGATCAAGACCATCCTCCTCACGAACCTCATTAACCGTCCTCAAACCATTCTCCGTCTGCAACTTATACAACTCATACTTACTCTTCTCCTCATCAATATCAAACATAGAATACCTAAAAACGTACTTAGGCAACGCCAACTCACGACTACCAGAACTAATACTCACACTATACTTAAACTCTGGCAAAACCTCCTTATTAATCGCCTGTTCCAACATCCTCAACAACGGATTAACACCCTTCTTACGAAACACCTTACTCTGAACAATTTGATTAGCCATACCAGCCGCATCCTCAGTATAACCTAACTCCGTAGCAGTAACACCAAACGCTGCCCAAACCATCTTAGAATACCACTTTTGCTTCTCAATCATCTGAATCTCACTACTAGAAAACTCTATACGTTCAAACTTAGGAATATAATTCATAATCGGAACTTTATTCATAATCTTTTTATTATTACCAAACTCATCCTTCTTAATCTGCATCTCATTCCACTGATCACGAAACGCCTTAATCTCATCCGTATCACTAGCATCCAAACCAATAATACCTTTAGGAATGTTATTATCATTAAAATACTCAAGATCACTCTCAATATGATACAACAACATCTGCAACGCTTTAGCCAAATACTGAACAGGACTATAACCATATATGTCATTACTACGCAACATCTTCTGCAACCAAATAATCTCACGCTTACCAAAAGGTACAGGCATTGGCCCGGCAATCCAACCATACTGGAAGTACGCAGCTTCCTCAGTTACCAAACGCTGATTAATCTGCTGGAAAGGGTTTTGTACAGGTTCAACATCTGTTATCTCCTTAGAAATCAAAATGTCCTTCCTATTCGTGTACATCCCATGAATATCAGGGTTCTTTGTAAAAGAGATACCATCCCTCGCAACGACTTCCACCATCTCCTGCTTAAGATTAAATACTTTGTTCAAAATTCCAGTGTTCACTTCAAGAACGTCACGTAACGCTTGTTTAACAAAAACATCCTCAAAAGTCTCTTTATTCGTATTAGGATTCTCCAGAAAACTCTTAATATGACTTATCTCGTTCCGTACATCCTTCCTAAAATCTCCCTTTTCGTCGTAATACACGTTTTCTTCAACATCCGGATTAGGCAATATCACCCATTCGACACTCATCACACCATTGAGTAACGTATCAATACACATCTCAACATAAGGAGTAGCTGCAAGATACCTAACGTATGGAAGGTTGCTAAATCTTGGATACCCAAAAGGCGGTTTATACAGAAATTGCGGAATAAACGCTTTATTAAGACCTTCTCGTGTAGTCTCATCTAGCATACCGATAAAAGGTACGTTTTTCTTTTCTTTAAAAGGGTTCCAAACCATGATAATGATTCAACCTTAATTTAGCGTTCAAGGTTGCTTAAGACTGCTGAATTCCATGAATAAAGTATTTTGAGATCCTTAGAAACAAGGTAACATTCTATTTTTAAACTTTCAGAAACTCCAATGATCATATTACAAGAACGCAAATGCCAACTCTTTACGATCATCCCACACGAAATACACCAAAGCATCATTAAAATCAGGACTTTTATCCTTTGGATCAATCACACGTTTTTTGCCGCCACTTGTAATATCCCAACGCATATTCATTAACTCATTCTTCAGCCTACGATAATCCTTCAAACTTACCACTTTATGAAGACTCACTTGCCTGTCTGAGAACAAGTGCTTAAGCCTAAAATTGTTCTCCGCCTTTTTATTCATAAATTCCAAATCTTTAACAGCTTTCTCCCCGTAACCACAACCAATAACACGCACGTTGCTCAAACCCTTTTCGTTTTTTATCTCACGACAACGGCTTAACGCACCAATTCCAATACCAACGTTATCCCATCTAACCTCCCCACGATCACCGCCAATAAAGTCTTGAGCTATACGCATCACTCTTCCAACAAGTTCCATCTGCTCACTTTGCGCCTCACTATACATACCGCACACTTCATAAACCTGCTTGTCCTTCATAACACCCCACAGTATTACAGAATAGTCAAGACCTTTATCAGCTGGATCACAAGCAACAACCTTAACATAACGTGCTAACTCCTCACGAATAGAACCCGTTTCGGTACGGTACTTACTTTCTGACATTCTAAGCTTATCACCTTCCAAATCTTCCAATTTTCTCTTAAGATCTTCAAAAGTTTCCAACAGGCGATAGTTAATATTTTCAGCTTCGCTAATATGCTCTAAATAGTGCAGTGAATCTTCCGTTTGGTCAGGGAATTTAGACTCATACAAGACTGTAAATTCTAAAGGTGTTATCTCACGCTTTTGCTCTTCAATAAAATCCTCTGTGGTACGTCCTTCTTGAACACCAACACGCCAGTCTATTGCAATATGGATATATGTTGGATCAACACTATGATCGAACGCTTTAGTATCCCGGTTCCAAGGGTTATAAATTTCTACGAAACAGGAGTTTTCTGGATCATCTCCAAGCATTCGAGTAATCTTCGCGTATGCTTCTCTTGTAATCTCGGCAGCTTCATCCATGATAATCAGGTCTCCCCCTTTACCCATGGCGGCGAATCCGCCTCCGTGTGCGCTTACTACGCTGTATTCGCATCCGTTTTTGAATGTGAGGCGGTTTTGGCTAGTTTCTGCTTTTATGCGTTGAGGACCTTTTGCATCTATTTCTGTAATGTTTAGTAGTATGTTGTTTCTAGAATGTAGTATTAGGTCGCTCATGTAGTCTTTGATTATTTTGGCTTTTTCTGCTGTGGGTCCTATGAATCTGATTTTTTTGTTTTCGTTGAATAGAAGGTATAGTGCTACGCTTATCGCTACTGTTTGGGTTTTACCGTATCTTGTGTATGCTGTTATGTTAATTCTTCGGTTGTTGCTGAATACTATGTTTTTGATTATTTCTGCTTGTTTTTTTGTGAGGTTTTTGCAAGGTTTGAGTGTTGGCCATATGTGTTTTACTAATGCTTGAATATCATAAACGTCGGGATTCTGGCATAATTTTATTATTTCTTGACGATATTCCATAAGACTTTCATTCATTTATTGTTGTTTATGCACTAGGGAAAACATACCAAACCCCTATACTAATATTGGATTTTAGGAAATAAAAAAGGGCTAATTGTGGTATAATCCCGAAAAACACAAGAACCCACCAAAAAACCACCTAAACATCACTCACCACCCTCACGCAAACGCTTAGCCTCCTCAAACACAGAAACCAAATCAGAAACACCCAAACCACCAACACGAGCCTCAACAACCTGACGATCACCATACCCCCGATCACCACCCTTCTTATCCAACATATAACTAACCGCCTTCCAATCATCACGCTCAATACGCTTCACCAAACGATTCTCCGCAAGATCCACAACCTTAGCCTTCTCCTCATCAATATCACCCCACAACTCCGAATGCTTCTTCAAATAAGCATACAAACTCTTACGACTCACACCAGCATTCATCGCTATTGTCGTAATTATACCAGCAGTGCCCGGTATAGCGTTTCTAACCTTTTCCTTACTTAGTTTTGCCATTGGATGTTACCTTCTGTTTATTTTATTTCGTTTCTGCTAACGCTGAAGTCTTCTTTGCAGTGTGGACAGGTGATATATATGAGACTTTCTTGTTTTGCGTCGATTAACCCTTTGAATCTGTTCTGGTTTTTGGCTATTTCCTTCTGAAACTCTTCATTATTGGTCGTGCCGGGGTAATTTATGCCTCTTTCTTTGAAGTTTTTCTCAAAATTTAACTCTTTAAAACCTATTGGTTCTCCTGTTTCACGGATTTCCATCTCTAACTTGGCAAAATCCCATTCGCTCAGTTCACCGGTGGTGTTGTCGTCTATCCTGTACTTCTTTGCCATCTTATCACTCAGACCTACCGCCTCATGAACCGGAACCAACCCCTCATTCACACTTATAAGATTCGCTCTTAAACCAATCAAATCCTCCTTAACCGTTTCATCCTTTGAAACCTTAATCTCCTTACTAAGGCTCTCCAACCGTTTAGAAAGCTTACCACGCAACTGCACTAAAGCCTTATACCTCGTATGACCAACCACGATCACACCAGCCTTATCAACAACAACAGGCTGACGAACACCATAACAAGAAACACTCTCCTTAACCGCTTCAATAGCCTTATCACCCTTTCTAGGATTCCTCCAATACGGCTTAATACTATCCAAACTCACCATCCTAACTTCCATCCTTCACCTCTTCTAAATCTTCCAACGGAATTTTTTTATCCCCTACTATTTTCCATCTTACAAGCACTCTCCTTTATTGCGATTAATATCTGCGATTTAAAGATGTTGTTGCGTAGCAACAATATTGGAAGTTTCGTCAGAAACTTCCTTTAAATCGCTATTAAACGACCCTTTAGGGCAACCTTTAGGTTGAGTAAAATCAGCCACCGATTGTTGAGCCAGTCTTTTATTTGCTATTTCAACATAATCTTTATTGATTTCACAACCAACAAACTTAAATCCTAATTGCTTACACCCAACTAAAAAACTGCCTGAACCTGCGAATGGGTCAAAAATCAAATCCCCTTCTTTGGCAAATCTTTTGATAAGTTGCCTTAAAACTTCTACTGGTTTTTGTGTTGGGTGGTATCTCTTGTCTTTAATCTTATTTTTGGTGTCCTGAATGAACCCATCCCAAACAAATCTTATCATTCTTGCAGATTGATTAAAACTTGTCCAAATTAATTCACAATCTGCATAAGTTCGTTCAGGAGTAACACCACATCTTTTATCCCAACAAACCCAACACAAACTCGTAGGCAACTTATCAGTAAAATAATTCCCTCCAAAGATAATTTGATTTTTGCTGACTCTCAACATTTCTTTAAAAACTTCTTCAGATGGCGTCTCTTTATCCCAATTTTCAACTTTGATATATTCAGTTTTATCTGCGTTCTTTGAACCGCCGAAGCCGTCTGAAGTCATTTGTATTCCATAAGGAGGGTCAGTTATGATTAAGTCAATGTATTTGTCAGGCAGTTGCTTCATAAATTGTAAGCAATCTTCATTATATATTTGGTTGTGTTGTATTTCCATTTTAATTATGTTGAACCACGCTTAGAGGTGGATGACTTTATTGAGTTTAATACCTATTATGTGCTCTTTTGTTCATTTAATTTCTTTTTGGTGTATATTTGTTTGTTGTTATAGTTTTTGTTTGGGTTCTCTGTATGCTTCTTGGAAAATGTGCAAACCTAATTGAGGCAATACACAATTACGGAGAACTTGTCTTTTATTCTTTAGCCGAATATCTAAATTATTTAAACCATGTAAATCAATAAGTTCAGGTATCTGTGCCTCTCTAATAATTGCTTTTCTTTGAGAATGTTTATTTGCTTTTCTATTCATTGTGCCGATTTGATAATCAAAATCTTTGGGTGTGATATTAAAGTTTGACCAAAAGCAATGCCTACCGCATTTTTGAGGCACAATTAAGGGTTCATAATAAGGTTTAACATTTTCAACTACCCAGAGGCACTTTGCATGAGTTTGAAGGAAAATTATTTCCTCATATAATTTCATATCTGGATAGCGAACAATTCCTTGTCCTTTTAAAAAATGATTGCACCTAGAATGACTTTGACATGGGGGACTACTCCAAATAAAATCGAAGTCTTTGTAATGTTCTAAAAGGTATTTGTGAGCATCTGCAACTATAACCTCATCTTGAGGAAATAATTTTTTATACACTTCGGCTATTTCTGGATTGTTTTCTATTGCCGTAACTTGCACATTTTCCCAAAGTTTTCTATTTCCTCCGATTCCAGCATACAAGTTTAAAACTTTTATCTTATTCATTTGATTAACTTCTTCCGGCGCATTTTAACCTCTTTTGAATATCACGGACAATCTGTAAACATCCTGGAGACATCCGTATATCTTCTTCCTGATACCAACACCAGTGCATATGTCTCCCAACTCTTTCATATTTAAGTTTTCCGAGCTTCTCTGACTTCTTATTCCACGCATAATATAAATCTTCAAATTCTCTAACCCAATCAATCTTGTCCGTGATTATTTTCATTGGCATTGTCATCTTAGCAACCTTGTGAACTACTCAAGTGTGACTTTATAATTAGTATATTTTCCAAGACCTTTTTTATAGTCTTTCAACGGGAAAAAATTTACCCAAGATTTGAAACCTTCATCTTTAGCATCTTGATATTCAAAAAAGCGTGAACTCTTATAACAACCTTCTTCTTTTTTGATAATCTTTTTCACTTCAAGATTTTCTCCTTCTTCATACAATTCTGAATTGATAAAGACTATGACATCTTCATCTTTAAGATTATGTCCTTTAACTGGGAAATCATACTCATCATCTTGTGAGCCATATCCCAAAAGGTCACACATTCTTATTATCATCTTCATTTTGAGCCACATATCTTATTGCATTTAATATTTAGGTTATGAGAAGTGGCGTAGCCATTTGGGTAAATCATTTTTGATTTACCTCATAACCTTTATTAAACGATTCAGCTTTAGCTGAGCTTGAGTTTGAATTTGAGGCGTTAGTTTCAACAACTATAATCATTTTATCATCTTCTTCATATTTATAGTATTCTTTGTTGAAACTTTTTATCCATTTATATAATCCAAAAAATGTCCGTCTAAATATTAAAATCATTTCTTTACTTTCAAATACCTCATATTCTTTAGATTGGTAATATTCTTTTTTCATTGTAGCCTCAAATTCAAATTTCGTTTAATACCTATTATGTGCTCTTTTGTTCATTTAATTTCTTTTTGGTGTATATTTGTTTGTTGTTATAGTTTTTGTTTGGTTCATATGCTTCTCTTGAAAATGAGATGGTTGTATAACAGTTCATACAATTGGCTAATTCGATACTTGGAATATCGCCGAAGCCTTCTTGCGTTCCAATATGTTCAACAGTATTATGGTTACAATGTTTTACCTTATCTTCCAGTGACATTATTCTACACCTTTTTCTATAAACCTTTCACGTAATTTTGAGTATTCTTTCATTGTAGCACCTTAATTTTATTATATTTAATTTTTTTCTTACATTAGCGATTAAACTTTTAACAGTTATTTTGCTTCGTCTAATGGCTTTTTGCGTTTTTATTTCTTTAACTTTTGTCATTTGTTTTATCTCCTTGATGTAATTGAACATCTCAAATTTCGTTTAACAATATTTAAATATATCTCTCTCTGCATATCTGATTCGCGGTGAACTGACTCCCATAAAATGCTAATGAATGTTAGCTACCCACTGCAATTGCAGGTTATTTGGTTGGATTGGTCAGCACTCACCTACTTTCTTCATTTTTTTTTGCTTAAGTTGGATGCTTTAATCAAAACCGTTTCAAGAACTTCCCCCCCATACAAAACATATGAGAGTGCATCTATTATTCCTCGACGATAATCCTGATTCATAAACCTACCTTCATTGAATGCACCAACAAAATTGTACAACCTTTCAATATCTTTTTGTTCTCTCATTTTTTCGCCCCCTAACCCAATTCCAAAAGTTTATGATGAAATATTGTTTACGCATTTCACTCCTCCTCATCATCATCCTTGGTAACAACACCATTAGGTATGACGTGCCCAATATAACAATCCCTCGAACAATAATGACAATGACCTTCATCGCAAAACAAATCGTCACCGACACTCAAATCATCATCGCACTCATCGCATAAGTCAACAACCTCCCAACACGAGTTACAAACATTCTTCACCATCACTAACCACCTCTTTTGTTCGTTTAATCCCTGACAATATTTCTCTTAATCTTCTCATACTGTTCCTGCATAATATTAAACTCTTTAGCCGTACCACCAGGCATATCAGGATGTAACAACTTCACTAACCTCCTGTATGTTGTCGCTAACTCTTCTTTGTTCGTTATACCTTTAAAGTAATTCTTTCTCGACATAGCAAAATCTTCAGAACTGGGCAACGCCTCAAAACCAGTAAACAAACCATCCAAAAACTCACTACCACCCCACCGTTCGAGACCTCTAATAGCTTGAACAGAAAGATACAATGCCCGGAGATTGTGTTCTACTTTATCCCATCTATCACAAGCCATAGCCTTACCTTTTCCTTTTAAATCAAAGTAAACAACAACTCCAGCATCATCTACTCTTTGATTGGCATAAAAACCATCACCTCTCGCACGTTGTTGAAGGTTCGATGATATAACACAATTCTTAACACCTAATCGTCCCAGCTCATCAACAAGGTAGCCTCCTGCCATGAAAACAGAATGATTGCCAAACCTTGCTCTATCTGGGTTTTTCGTTCTCGGTTGCTGATACAACCACCTTAGAGGATACTCAAACCTAACCATGTAAATCACCACTTATATTGGCTGTAACCTCTCCAAATAACTTATTCCAACTCTCACGCAAAATCGGAATCTCCTGATCTGCACGAATCGAACCAGAACTAACCGTAACATTACTAAACACCACAACAGTATGATTAGAAAAGCCCTGCAGCGAATCTCCAGACGTGGAGACAAGTGATGCAACTGCAGGACTGTCCATAGACGAATAAGGACGGAGATACAATAACAAACTCAGAAGGGCTAATAACATTATACAACAGGAAACAATTACACAATCGACCAATGCAAACCTCCTTTTATCAACACTTCCTCTTCTGGAATAACGATCTTGAAGCTTCTCACTCATCTCAACACTACCCAGCCATATAAGGCACTCATCAGGATTTTTCTGCTTCTTCAACTTCTACACCTCCTTTTGACACTTTCGCCTTTATTGGCTTCCTATCTTCGTCAAATCGTTTAGTTTCGATCACAACCATGTCAAGTACCGTATAACCTGATACATAGCAAGGCTAAACATCCAAAACAATGATAAAATACACACCCATAGGAGAAACCCACCAAATACAATACTATACGAATCTTCACAGCCTTCTCCCTGATCTCCTCGTTTAAAAACCATCTATCTTCTCTCCTGAACTTTTACAAACTTTCATTTTATATCCTATGCGAAACTCTCTCTGTGCTATCACTTTCCCATCCTTACGTAGAGCTATATTCTCCCTTAAGGTATCACCTTCAAATAAAGGTAACTGGTCAATAACAACGCAGTAACCCTTATTCTTACTACCTACAACGCCTAATAATGTTGTAAACCATTTCCAGCGACAACAGTAGACTAGTCTTCTCTTCCATACTGGGACGTTATCTCGTGCCATTTCTTCAATTATAGCACTACGTTTCCTATTAATACTATCTTGGACGCTTTCTATACTAAACTGTTTTTTGTCCTCGAACAGTATGCTTTTTTCTTCGTGGACCATTTTTATCCTCATATATACGCGAGTAACGTACTCTTGGATCGTATGTATGCTTCCGCTTTTTTAAGTGTGTGATGTTCTGTGAATCTTTCGGGGTTAATCTTCTTACCGTGGTGGAACGCGTAACTGTATGGACTTACTCCTTGATAGTTGCGATATAATACCGTGTTGTGTGTTATGCGTTTTCTGAAAAGTCTTTTTTTGACTTGTTCAAATTGCATATCTTTGAGGTTTTTTAGTGGAATGGTTATCTTTTGGTTGTCCGTCACCATATTACAATATTGTAATACAAGGTAGTATATAAAACTTACGAAAAACTAACCCTTCTTCAAACCACGACTCAACCCCAAACACCTCACACGAACCTTCAAATACTTAGCCTTCTCCTCAACAGACAACAACTCCAACACACGAGGCTCATTCTTACGAAGATTATCCCATACATCCATAAGATACTCGGCTTTAATCTCACTCAAAGGCTTAACCAACTGCTCACGCAACCGACCAACCAAACCATCCAACTTCTTACGATCATAATCCTCCTTAATATACACATCAACCAGCTCATAATCACCACGCAAACGCTCCAACTCAGCACGAGTCTTCTCCAAATCAGCCTCAATACGCTCACGAGCCTCATCACTCAACGCATCAAGAATATTCTGCTCAGTCTTCTGCAACAACCGATACTGACCAATAAAATGCTCAGGACTCATAGTATGCACTAACATCTGCTTCTCCGTAAGAACAACCTTACCATCCTTAATCTCAACAACCTGACTCTCAACAGTAGAATCCGTACTAACAAAACCCTTACTACCTTCACCTTCCATCTTCAACCTCCACAGACCGACCATGTCCAAAATCTAAACCCCTAAGAACCGTAAGCGTCTCATCACCATTCCAATTCTCAATCACTTCCTTAATGCCCACACACAACTCGGCTAAAACTTTCCCCTTCTGCGTGAGTCGCATCTCATAATCCCTACATCCCTTCTTGCGTTCAATTATGCCCTCCTCCTCCGCAGACTGCAACACCTGACGAAGCTGTGCGTAAGACACATTAATACGCTTAACCATAGAAGGCATATTCCTACCACCACTACTCAACTCTTCCATTAACTGGACTATATACGTTTGCCTAGCGACAAACCTATAAAAAAAAGGACTTCTCATATCGTATCACCATCCTGCTCAAACTTCTTAAGAATCTCAAGCACTTTATTTTTATCCAATTTCTCTAACTCAACGCTAGAGAATATCACCGTTGGAGGAGTATATAACAACCCAACCTTAGTCAAATCAAAAACATCCTTCACACGCCTAATCACATCCTGAGGAGTATCTAAAGGAACCTTAAAAAAGTACACGCTTCCCTGATCCATCTTCTTAAATTGAGAAACCAAAAGTCTATGCTGAGCATCTACCATCTCGAGTAACTGCTCAACCTCACCACGCAACCTCTTACGCTGAGCAAAGAAAGCCACGACTTTACAATACCACATCTTAGCAAAATTCATACTCGTACAACCTCCATCTTCAACCCGGAAGGATACAAACCCTTCTTCCGGATAATACTCTCCAAAGTTTCTGAATTAACAATCTCAATGACTTTAAACTCATCAAGAACCAAAATATCAGCACGACCACCACCCTTAAAAATAGCCTCAGTCATAAAATAATGTCCCTCCTCTTCTAACACTTTACATATCTTCTGTTTCTTTTTAGCATGATCACTTGACTCATTATTCCCGAACCTTACTATGTTTATTCTTCTGTTGCTTAACCGAACTAGTCGAACCGTCTCCCCTGCCCTTTTCAAACGCATATCTCTCTCCATACTTATTCACCAAGTGTATGTTGTCACAAAAGCAATAATAACATAATCCTGATTTACCGCCTTCATTACTACAGGCATCACATCTCACCTTCTTTACTCCAAGACACATCTCCCGTATCTGAAATCTTATTAATGACGCTTAATATGTGACTGCAAATCTTGGAATTGGGTGTACCTTGAACACTCTGATACCGACACGTACAACATACCTTAAACGCAACATGATAAATGGTATTACTAGAACTATTAACCGTGTAAAAATGTTCCTTACCACTAAATTCGTGAACAACCTCGTGATACTTACTTCTATGCTTTATCAGGTCGCTCATACCTTTTCTTCCTCGCTCTATGAACTCTATTAATTTTTCCAGAAACACTCGAAACAGAACGATCTAAAGTTAACCCGATATTATATACAGACCACCCTTTTAACCGCAAAAGTTTAAGCGTCTTAACTTCATCATGTGTCCATCTTCTTGGTATCTGCTCTATTTTTATTTCGGAATTACCCAACGGTATCCTAAACCAACCCTTCAACTTTTCCAAAAACTTCCTAATCATCATCCGGACCTCCATCTATACGTTCCTAGTTTCGATCCTGAATCAACCTTTACAACCCTCCCTACAAAAATCAGATACTCTAATACATCCTTCACAGTATAATAATTAATCCCAAGAAGATCACGAATCTTAACAGGGCTATACGCCACACTGCTATCTTGGCCCATCAAACTTTCAATACGCCTTAAATTCTGCAACCCCACTAACTCCCCCCTTTATTAATAAATTGTAGTATCCTCTCAGCTAAATGCTCTGCACCTTCTAACACCATGTCAGCTGTTAATTTATCAGTGGAATTCCCTGCTGTTGCCACTTTTATACACTGTATCGCGGTGTTAAGTGCACCATGACGACTCACCTTAATATTCTTAACTTCCTCACGTTTTTCCTTACCTTCCCAATAATTATCCTTAGCCATGTAATTTGGCACAGGAGCTTGTGTGTTTCCCTTAGCAGGGGAAGCTTGTTGGTCTATTAATGTTATAAACTGAAAACTTTTACCTTCTGGAGTGAGTTTGATCTTAATCTGTTTGCCTTCATACTCCTTTTTAACATATTTAGCTGATACTGGTGTGGCACTATACCACTGCTCGTTTATCTTCACTCCCTTAGTGCTTTCGCTCACGTTCTCTGCTATTCCTATTATATCTACCATGTTGTTATTCCTCCGAATTATTACATTATCGTAACCATTTCATTATATAAAACCTTCCAAATCAACAAAAAAAAAGATCAAACCACCCCCACATTAAACACCCTTATCCGCACCCTCTACATGATTACGCAACAATATCGTAACCATACGCAACGAACTCAAACGATTAGCCAACGCATCAGACTCAATCTTAGCACGTCGAAGCTCAAACTCCAACACACCAACCTTCTCCCAAACCTCAACATACTTACCATCACGATTCAAACGCCTACTAACCTCCGCCTTCCTACTAACATCATTAGAAAATACAGCATTACCACTTTCAGACTTCTCATTCTGAACCGCATCCGCAACTTCAAGCTCAATACGCTTAACCTGATCCTTCACAAAAAGAACCTGATCACTCTTCTCCAACATCTCAATTTCCAAATCTCTAATCTTTCCAGGAATACGCAACGCTTCCTCTGCCAATTTAATTCTATCTAATTTATTTTCCATGTTCTTACCCTCCTTATCTAATCGTTGAGACCAGATACAAAAAACATCCAACTGACGTGTATGTCAGCATGAGCATTAACGCCACCCTAAACTTTAAATCCTTAATATCTGTCTTTCTCATATTTGCTCATCCACATATCACCTTCTAATTTCTTCCACAGTAAGCCTAATCGAGAACTTATATCCTTCAGAATTCTCGTATGCTCCTGAGACTCAATACGTATCAACTCAATTTCTCTATAAGGATCAATTTTACCCATGAAACCACCATCTCTTAACAGGTTTAATCCCCGGATTTTTTTCTTTAACTTCAACGAGTTGCCCACCAATATACTTTGTACCATCAAAACCTTCTACAAATTCAACATTCTCACATATCACACACCTAATGGACTTCAAAGCTATGCGACGAGTTACCCTATACTTCTTAAGGAATTTATCACCATCCTCTGACAGTAATTCTACTCGTTCACCGGGTTTAAGATACGTCCTTATATGCACATCCTTCCTGCTGATCCCTTGCTCACATTGACACTTCTGACACTTCCATCTCGCTTTAATTGGTCTTACCATAGTTATATCCCTCTTAGGTTTATGATTGCGGTGGCTATTCGTTCCAGTACTTTGGTTTGTTGTCTTTGTTCTTCTTCCATTTTTTCTAATATTTTTTCTATATGTGTTACGTCTTCCATGTTATTCTCCTCCGATTTATTACAATATTGTAATACAAGGTAGTATATAAAACTTACGAAAAACTAACCCTTCTTAACACTAACCACCTTACACCCCACAGAATGAAACTTCTTATAACGAACCCTCGTAACAAACAACACCCTACAACCAACACACCGCTTCAAATAACTACCCCTCGGCTGAACACCCTTACAATACTTACACCAACGACAACCACCACCTTCACTATTCAACGGCTCCGCACAAAAAACACACAACAAACAACCACCAACCACCACACCCCTACGCAACAAATGCAAAAACCTCTCAACCGAAGAAACCACACACCAATTAGACTCATCACAACTCGGACACCGATCCACCTGCTTCCTCCTATGACCACAATAACCACACCTCCAACACCAATACCTCTTAGGACTCACCATCTCAGAAATTCTCCTCCTCCCGACGCTCCAACTGCTCACCAGCCTTAGCACTCGCAAACACCGAAGCAAGATGCGCATAATACAAATACTCACTTTCCAAAAAAGCCAACCGATCCCTCGTATGATGCGACAAAACACGACCACAGAACGCACTCACAGTCTGACCATTATACACCGCCATACGTTCAATCTGATCCTTAATATGCGCATCCACATACACAACAATCTTCTTCCTTTTCTGACCACCGGGATTTTTCCTACCCCTCACAACATTCCTCACCGAATTAAAACGTACCTTAAACATTCTATCTATCCTCCCTCTCTTTTCTAGCCCAGTTGTGTATACACTAACTGTACACACTATCCTCCAACCAAAACGTGCAAAACAACCCGGTTACTACGTAACCAAAACCGTATATTTATAAGCCTACCAACTAGGTAGAACCTAATATACTAGCACGTTACCGAGAAGCGCACCATTTTATGCCTGTGCTTAGTTATAGAGATGCGCCTCTCGGATCCAACGAGTGTATACAAATAGTGTATACACTATCGGGCAATGGTGGGGGTGAAGCGTTTGGTTAAAAGAGGAAAAACCAAACGCTTCACCCCCACCATTTTGACATTCTTGGACTGTGAATTATTACACTGAATGAATCGACACCTATTTAAAGTACAGAAATAACCAATTTTTCAGTATTCTCAACAATGAATACTCTCTCATAATCGACGATGAGGGGCTATTTCTTTATTTTTTATGGGCACGTACCCTATATATATCTTTCCGAAGAAAAGACTTTGCCTCAATAGTCCGCTATAAGTCAAGGTTGCCCCATAAGTGTTAATTTTGATATACTTATGAGGCAAAGCCCCAAGAAAAAAAAAGGATGGGAAGGAATAACCTAAAGAATCTATCAAGAGGGTAGTAGAGAACGATCCCAAAAAATTACCCCTTCCCAAAAAAAAGGACTTATTTACGTTTTGACTCCTTCAAAGAATCCACCAATTTATCAACAAAGAAACTACCAGCACCAGCAATCAAAGCCGCATTATCCACACTCATAGCACCCAATCCCAGATAACCAACAAATGACATACTACCCACCTTTACAAGAGTCTTAAGAAGCTGTCGAAATTCAAACTCCGTAAACTTCCCATCTTCCGAACTCTTAGCCAACCAACCACTAAAACTCCTCAATAAAGGAAAACCAACAAGCGTAACCAACTCTTTAAACAATACAACATTCACCATATCTATTTCTCCCCAACATCATCCCTTAAAGGAATGTGACTGGAACTATCAGAAGGAGTACCAAACCCAATACTCTCCCCACTAAAATAATCCTCAAGCTTAGCATTAATCTCCTCACTAAAGGGCAAACTCTTACCACGTTGCAAATCGGATCTGATCTTCATCAAATTAGGATACTTCTCCGCAACCACCTTAGCATCTCCAAGATTAAATCCTAACTTCCCAACTAAACGTTTAACACTCCCAGAAATAACCCCCGAACTTATCTCACTTAAACGTATCGTCTGGCCCACATACGGACTCTCCACCTGCGTTTTCTCAATTACAGGACTTGCATATTGTTTACTTAAATATTCCTTAACCTTTGCAAGATACCTCGGCTGTCCAGTAAGATGGTTATCATACTTATCATCCAAATCTAAAAAGAGGTTTTTCTTACCATACCTTGTCTCAAGAATTACAACAAGATGATTGTTCTCTTCATACACATCCTCAATCGTAACATCTAAATCAAACTTATCCACCATTAATAATCACCTAAATACCACATTATCTAGTTATCCGTCTGATATTTAACCTTAACGATTCCTTCCACAAAATCAGGAGTAGCCGTCACAGGCTCAATACGCACCCTCCACAAACCAGAACTATCAGGATAAACACCCGCCAAACTTATATCCACACCCGTATCCAACGTATTACCCGTATTAGGAATATCAAATTTATTAACCCAAGAACTCCCATTCCAAAAGTCCAAATATAAATTAACCTCAGAAGCATTAACACTACCAGCCAAACCAACATCGTCACCAATCGTAATACCATCAAAATCCTCCGCTGGAACCGCATACGTTCCCGGGCCATGACCATGACCAATATCCGTTATACCAGTGGATCCATGTGTATGACTGCCCACGGCTAACGATCCATCATTATGATTGTGAGGCAACCACGTAATCCAATTAACCGTAATAAACCAACTATTCTCAGAAGTATTTCCAAAAGTTAAACTAGACTTAACCTTAATATCATAATCCTCTAATTGCGTGTCCTCCGGAATATACATAGACCAGAACGCGATTCCCTCACCAGTAGGACTGCCACTATTCCTCGCATCAGATCCGATCACAAACACATCAAAAGGACCATACGTATTACCAGTAGTACTATCAATCGTAATACTTAAACTCTGAAAATCTGTCAATAAAGGGCGATAAAGTGAAATGCAAATAAACATACCACTCGTGTTTGAACTATTAGGGCTAATAGTGTACTTTGTTGCAGAAACTATATTAATCGTAAAGGAAGAACTAAGGAAATTACCAAACTCATTATACGCAGGAGCACTATCAACATCAGTAGTTCCTGAAATTGTAGGAACTGTACTATCAGTCGAACCAGTTAGCGTACTCTCCCCATCAGTACTCACCGTTCCCGCCTTAAGCGCAACGTCCCCAGCACTATACGACGTACTACCATACTGCCGTTTATACTTACTAACCTCATAATCTACCGTAAGCGACAACACACGAAGCGTACCAGTTTCATCAACCATAGTATTAGGATCAATCAAGAAGGGAATAGCCATAGGAAAATTAGTCTTAGCATTCAACCCTTTACTCCACTCACTAGTAGCAGTATTACCCTGCATAAACGCCTTAATATCCCTTTGCTTCTTCTCAATAGCTGCTATAACCTGATCTTTAGTACGCACAGCCCTAGAATGAGCCACGTTACTAACCTGAACCTTCACATACTCATCTCCACCCCTCATCCCACGAACAACGGAAATAACCCTAACCTCCTTAATAGACAAATCGTGAGCAGAACTATTAAGGTACACATGATCCCCAACACTTACAGGAATATCAAACACTAACTTGAACTCATACAACTCAGAAGGATCCTTGAGCACACCAAGCTCCGTAGTAGCCACAAGACCACAAGAAGCATCAGTCATAAGCGTAGGATCAATAATCGTCTTCTTAATACGACCATACGTTGCTATACTAGTAGCATCCTCATCCTCACCAAAAGCCTGATTATCACCATCACCCTTACCATACACAATAATATGATTCCCCTGAACTGGACCAGTAGTAACTCTCAAATCACGAATCTCAAGACCATCATTCAAACTTGCAACGACACTAGCACTACCTCTCGCATTTAAAATATCAACCTCATCATTCACATAATCAATCTGAATTTCCTGACCGGTCTGCTGCAAACCTGAAATCAGCGCGTTCCAAATACTCTGACTCTTATTAGCACGAAAATCAATACTCGTACCAGCATCAACAGTACCAGCCGAGAACTTCGTACTATCCCCGATGACATCACCAAAAACGGTAGCACTAGCCGTATTATTCCAAGGGCTATTCGCAAAAGTACCGTTCTCTTTACCAAGCCAAGTTTCATAACCAGAAACGTGCAAGATTATAGAGCCGATCTCCAAATTGTGAATAAGATCAACAACACCTTTAAACTCAACCACCCCATCTCTTTTAATCTGTACTTCAGAACCACTAACAATAAGACCACGATCAATAGCGTCAGTACCACTAAACTTGAGACTTGCCTCATTAACATCATTTAACCTGTCAGTGTAATAAAACTCGAAATCTGGAAAAAGCGTTCCTGAATTTCCAGAAGGGTTGGTAAAAGTAAATTGAAAAACTGCCATACATCACACCACATACCCATCGTGAAAATATACCGTAGGACTCGTCAAATTCGTTGTGGCCACCGTACTCACATTAGCACCACTCTTAAGTCTTAAAACTCCGTATCCTCCACTAGAAATCGCAAGTTCAGTCTTCCGATAAATAACATAAGCTTCACCACTAGCCATAATATCATCCTGCAAGACTAACGTACTATTATCCGTGACACTAACCACCCTTGTAAAAGTCTCATCAGTAGTGTTATGAACAACATCCTCCGCCTGAACAGAACTAGTAAAATTAGGCGTACCTCCAGAATCAACCAGTTGAAATGCAACAGTGCTAGTAGCAGATCCAGAATTAGTAACCGTCACCTCAAAACCTACCCACCCATACATCGTCTGAAACACTCCAATTCCTGTATTAGCCATCCAAACAAACTGATACAACACTTTTTCATTAGTTGTAAGAACAGAAGCCGGAACCGTCACTGTCAGCCCAAGAGCATCCGATAAAGTCACCGCACTAGCACCACTAGTGACCGTTCCAATAATCCTCTTAACATACGTTGTCGCATTACCAGTGTTAGTACCGCTAGTACGCTCTGTATCTCCAAATGCAATACCACAAATCCCTTTAAACGGGAAGACGTAATCAATAAAATTAGTACGACCACCAGAATGAACCTTCTTAAGCTGTTGTCCAACCCCTAAATAAAACTTAGTACTCTCAAAATAAAGCTTTTTAAGACGATCACTCTCACCAAAATGTTGCGCAAACGTATCAAAATTAGTAGTCTTACTCGTACCACTAAAATGCCCAGTGAGAACCAGACTCAAAGGAAACCTCGTACCAGAACTCGACAAGATACCATATCCCTGATAGTTATATGTACTCATCACATAATCAGAATCGGCAGTCACATCAAAAACAGTAGGATTATAAGGAAACGTAAACGTATCTAAAGCACCATTCCAATTCTCAATCTTCATAACCATAATTCATCCACCAAATAACATATCAGACACGTTAAGCCAAGAATATCTAGCATTGTCCTGCTTATTACGAGCAATTAAAGCCTTACCTTGCGCTATCTCCTGATCCAAAAGGTTAAGTAATTCCTCTGTACTAGCCCCACTCGTATTATATGTTCTGGGAGCATGGCCAGGACGAGCATTAATAGCCTCTCTCTCCCTCTGAGCACCTCTATAAGAGTTTTCAACTGCACCTAAACTTCCTAATCCTGTAGCCGTAACCGCAATAGTAGCACCAGAAGTCAGCCCAAGACCACCAACCAAACTAAAAAACGACGTTAAAGTACTAATCCCTGCCAAAATCTTAGGCGTTAAAGCCAAACCGCCAAAAAAAGTAGCAAACAGCTTAGGATGCGACAAAACCCACTCACCAAAACTTTTAACATAAGGCAACAAAGCACCTCCAATACTCTCCGCAAGATCCAAAACCCCCATAGCAAAATTCCTAATCGGACCCTTATTAGCCAACACCCAATCCGTAAACCTCAGCAACCAAACACTAACCCTCTCAAACGCAGGAGCCAATGCTTCACCTAAAGCCCTTGTAAGTATGTCAAACGTGGCCTTCATCTTTGCAATAGCAGGAGCAACCGCAGGAGCACGACTAGCAATAGCCACAATACCAGCAACACCCGCTAAACTCAACCCCTTCAACGTGTTAAGTAACCCTTGAGACTCTACAAACGCGTTCTTAAAAGAACCAGCAAGACCACTAGCCTGACCACGAACACCCTCAAAACCACCCTTAACCCTACGGAAACCAGATTCTAAAGAAGACGTGTCCAAACTACCCTTAACCTTCAAACTTCCAGCTGAACCAACCCTTCCAACACCCCGAACCATTAGAACTTCACCCCACGCATAGCACTAACTATCGCTTGTTCACGTTGTTGCTTCTCACTCACCGCATTTTCAATATCCATTATATCTCTCATATCACGAACCCACTCATTACGAAACTCACGAGCACTGATACCATTCTTCCAATACAACCACTTATGATATAAATACTTCTCCCCAGGATCACTCAGTTGAAAACCCAAACCAGGATTAAATGATCTAATCGCCTCTAGGACTTTTTTTTAGCCTCACCATCCCCATTATCAAAATTTACCATAGCACTGATAATAGCATTAAACCTCACAGGCTTCAAACCCTTCAAAAAATCCCACTTATGATCCACACCTAACTCGCTCCACTCTTTATCCAACTTTGTACGCTTCTTAATCAACTCCCTAGAATAAGGAACCTTATGCAACAAAGCAATACGACGCTTATTAACCTCTGACAAGTCTTGAATGATCTCTCCAGTTTCTTTATCACGACTAGTACATTCACTAACCCACAAGTTTTCCATCTCAGCAGTCACAGGTTGATACAAAAAATCCCCATTTTCAAAACCTTCAACCTCTAACTCAACCAGCTCAGAACTAGCAAAATCATCCTCATAATTCCTTCCCATTAGTAATCACCTAGTGTATCAGTTGCTACAATTCCAGAAAAACTTAACGCACTCCATACAAGGTCAGAGTTTGTAACACTTGTATTATCCATAGAAGGGAAAACCTTATGGAAACGGAAACCTGAAAAATCCAGTTCTAACTTATTCGTACTAGAATTCTCAATAAAATCCAGAGAGCAATTGGATATTGCAGCATCAGTTGCCCAACTATCAAAATGAGTACTGGCCTTATGGTTCACATTAAAACGACCTGTGATCCTATGAGTTAATGGTATTGGCTCTCCAATCTTCCGATTAAGAGTGTTATTAGCATACCTGCTATCATCCTCATTAATGCCCTGATCTATTGTAATATCTCCATTGTTCACCTCAACCGTCTCAACATTATCTAATGTTGCTTTGATCATGCGGAACTGGTAAGGCGTTCTCGTAGTAGCAGAAACACTAGTCACACTACTACCAAGAGTGTAATCCTGAGCCATACACTGCATAGTCACCTTCACAAAACTCTCAGTGCCCTCACCAGTACTCTTCTGAAAGGATATAGTCCCACCCTTCGCAAAACAACCCACAAGACTAATCACTACAGAAGTAGTATGCCTAAACGCCCACTCAATAGCAAAAGACTGAACCGCATTTTGCAACGTCCCAGTGTGCGTATACGTCGGACCACCCGTATTCGTAAACGAATAACCAAGATACTTCAAAAACTTCCATTCAACCATTGTAAAAGACAACGTAAAAGGTAGAGTAAGAGGACCAACCACTTTATTCTCAACAGTTCTAGCATCCGCACCAGCAGTCAATATCTCCTGCCAGTTCTCATCAAAATCCGGCTCTATCATAGCATTAACACCAACAAGAATACCATTATTAGCCATGTCACCACCATCACCAAACGCTGCCTCATCACACCAAGTCAAACGCCCACGCTTATTAATCAAATACTCATTAAATGCCATCTCATCCTCCTACGCTGTCCTACCAAGGCTCAGCCCTTCAATACTAAACTCCACTATCCTATGATGCGCCTGTCGAACCAAATCAAAAGGCATAGGTCTACTAGGCGTTTGTTTTGGAACATAATTATACAGTACCGGATGCAAGTCACTCTCAGAATCTTCAAACGCTTGAGAAACCTGCACACCAAGATACTTACACAAATCTTCACCAGTGTAAACACGGCTACTAACGGTAAACACGTCAGTACTACTTCGCTCCTTACACCATATATCAACCTGAACCGTCAGAATAGTACTAACAGGAGCTTCAAAATTTCCAAGGCGATCACCACTACCAAACGACTGAACACTAATCCTTGGGTATGCCGTAGCACCCAAACTCTCAACAGGTTTATCATCAAAAATCCAATTTGTACTATTCTCAACATAATTAACCACAACAGCTTCTCCACCGCTCATCGCACTAAAAAACACGATCTGTTCAGCCTTAGCATCAATGTAATAATCCTCCCACTTATCCTTCGATCCAGCGTCCACAGTAACACTCGTCACATGACTCAAAGACTTCTCAGAACTAGGGGTTAATTGAAACGTAGTTTGAGATGCAGATGCCGTGAAGCTATCACTAGTAGATGTTCCCACACGACTAGAACGAGGATCAGAGATGTTATTTCTCAAAAAATCGACAATTATCTTATCCGGATTCAAATATGCCATTCATGTAGCCTCTTGGCTGTATCTTACCGTGCCAAGTCCCTTGACTATTAGTAAGGCACAGCGGTAATCAGAAAATACTACCCTTTCCAACATATTTAAACTTTCTTAAACTCAACTCATAACATTAGCCCAAATACGAGGCAAATGCACCTTCTGAACCTCATTAAGCGCAGGACGAATAAAAGGCTGAGCATCAACACCCTCTTTAGCAATCTTCGCACGAACCGCATAAGCAAGAGCCTCATCACCAAGAACCCTACGACTCCAACCCTTCAAAGGCTCAATAGGAGGCGTATGAGGTCCAGAACCATACTCAACATAAACACCATAGTCCACACCAACACTCAACGTGTAAGTGTCATAACCATCAGCAATAGGATCCAAATTAATACTACTCCTTAAAAGACCAACATCTACCGGAGCATACCTCTTAGCTAACGTTTGCATCTCGTGCATACTAAGCCACAGAACAGTTCTCGCCTTCTCCAGAACATCTTCCCGTAACATAGCACTATCAGGAACATCCACACTAAAAGAAAGCTTCATAAAAATCAACTTCCCCCATGGTGAATATCACGAACCACCAACTTCTTGTAAATCTTTGTATCTTGAACATACGGCTCCTGAACCACCTGAACAACACGCCAACGCCCACCATCACGATCCTTAATAATATCACCCTCCACAACCTCCCAAGTGGTCTCAACACCAGCACTCGTAGTAGAATACTCAGCATACGAATAAAAAACCATATTACCCGTAACCGCAAGACCAGCCTCCTGAACCTCACGATCACGCTTAATAACATCACGAATATAACCAAAAATCACATACTCCGTATCACTAACCGCAGTCACATCACCAAAACCATCCGTAGTAACCGTTTCCTTAATCAACGTAAAATTATCACCCTGCTCCAAAATAATAGCCTTAAAATCCGCAAGAACATCAGTATCAAACGTGTCCGAATCATTAGAATAATCAAACGTAGAAATATCAAAACGAATATTCTGATTAACCGAGTCCTCATATTTAGTAATTACAATACCCACACTACATCACCTAATCTTAATGCAACCCAACTGGTCACAAGAAAACTGTTCCGCACTGCCATAATCCTTACTCGGAACAAAAAAATCAGAACTAACAGGATCACCCTCTAGGCTAGTGATTAACTCATCAAGATCAACACCTCTCCTTAACGCTTCCTCACGCAAAGGAACCCACCTACCCTTCAAACCATCACCATCCACACACCTTTCATAACCACGCCTCGAATCAGAAAAAGGGTAAGCCGTATAAGCCGTACCACTAATACCACCTGCAAAAACACCATACTCCTCCGTTACAGTACAGTAATAAGCCATATCTAACTCATCAACTGACAACATAAGACTACCGCCAAACCCAAGTAGTAAAGCGACCAAACCCACAACACCAACTTTAACATTCTCACCAGCCATATTCTATCCCATCACCAACTTACTATCATTTAACGCAACCGTACAAGAAGAATTCCTAACAAAACTCGAAGCTCTCAAACTACTCTCAACCACAAAACCACCACTACCCGTAATAACAAGAGGATTACCAAACACCACACCACTCTCCCGATGAACCGGATTAAGACTACAATCCACAATTCCAGTCTTATAATACGCATGAGGAGGATCAATCGGATTCAAAAATATGATCTCGTTAGTAGTCAAACTCATATTCCCATGAAGCACCGATCCAGACACGTTAAACTGCACATCACCAGTCCCACGAGTAGTAAGATTCGTAAAATTCACCTGAACTGTCGTATTCGCATTAACACTCACCGTTTGGTTACCACCAAACATAGCATCAGGAACAACAGTAATACTAGACAAATCAGTCTCATTACTAGGATTAATCACACTAACATTCAATGATAACGTCATATTAAAACCAGTGTACGACACTACATGAACAGTCTGAACCGCATACGCATTTTGACCAACACCACCACCAGCTCCTCCTTCAGTCACATCAAGAAATGTGTTCAACGAGCCAGTCTGATTAGAATTCTCACTATTATCCTGACAAGCGATATACAAATTATTTGATCCGGGTTCTAACTTACCAGCCAGAAGTAACGTAAGTATGTGAGAACCAATACCAGCAGTTGTCGTACTATGATTAGAAGCGTTCATATTCACAAAGTTCAGATCTTCTGTACTCATAGCACAATCTGCGTTCTCATCAGTTGCAAACGTTACCGTAGGAGTAGCGTCTGTCGTGTTACACGCATCAGACTTATCCGTTCTCCAAGCTATACAACCACCCTCACTTGTCAAGTTAAAATTTGAGATAATAGGAGGGTCTTTATCAGGAGCTGGAGGGGCATCTAAAACCTGTATTGTCAAATTCCAAAGCTTCATGTTATTCGTTTTTGAAAGACCAGTTTTGAAACTCATATACTGCTGAAGTCCATTAATAAAAGTAGTGTTAGTTACATTAATAATAGACGACGTGTTTGCATCTACAAATACCTCAATTATCCCAGTATCATTCATCTTCACACTAATATGCCTCGTCTTATTCATATCAATCTCTACCGATTCTAAAACTCGAACATCAGTAGCACTAAAACACATACGAAGGGTTAAATTATCTCCAACATTAGTAAGAGAATAGCCTTGCCCTGCACTCTGGCCGTTACTAGAATCAGTATCGTTACCTATCCAAAACCCAAAACCAGAACAATCAGTGTAGTCTATCTGAGTCTTATTAGGAACCTGCATACTAAAGTTAAACTCTAAATCCCCAGCACTAAGATTCAAAGGTGGATAATCGTTACTTATAAGATTAAGAAAAATATGCCCATAATAACTTCCTGCTTTTCCACTAACAAATATCGCTCTTTCGGAGGGAATATTATAAACATATTCTGCATAATCCGTTCCCACATTATTTGTTTGATTAGAATAATTAAAAACGCTGTTATTTTGGAAAACGGTTTCAGTGAAATTCAAATTAAAAATTACCCCAGCTTGAGCACCAGAAGGTACAATAAAGAACACCATTAAAATACTCAAAAAGAATAACAGACCAGCTCTCATTTGCAAACAACACCACCCTCACTTTTCACCTTCCTATTCACGTTATCAAACTGCCGAAAACCATTAGACGTATCAAACTCATAACAACTCTCACCACCACTACACACACCATCACAATTAGCATCTAACCGAGCCTCACAAACAACCTTAGAAGACTGAAAATTGCAACAATACCTAGAAGCATCAAAACTGCAAGAAAACTGCTCAATCTTAAAACCTCTACTCCTACCTTTTAAACCTGCATACACGAACACAGCAGTCTCATTATAACCATCAACATACCCATCAAAAATTACGTAATCACTATTATTTCTTGAGTACGTAGAATTACAAACCGCATGATTCCCTACAACGCTAGGCACATCCTTACAATCTGTCCAACGCTTCTCATAATAAGAAAAATCCTCCTCTGCAAAACCTTTAATAGAAGTATTCACCTCAACAGTTCCAGAAGAATCCGCTCTCTGAGCAACACCCAGACTAACAACAACTAACACAACAATCACTCCCAAACCAATCACAAACTCCTGTCTCATCCTAAGTACACCAACCCGTTACTGCTATTCTTATACACACTCGCATTACAATCACCATCCAAACAATACCTGTTATTCGGCTGAACAGTCACATTCTTTGTAATGTTCAAACCAGCAGTAGCATGAGATACACTCGTGCAAATCACACTATCAGCCAACTCTGTAAGGTACGTTCCATAAGGACAAGCACTAGGATAATTCTGCAACAGTGTCCAGTTAAGACCTAGATTAACCGATCCACTAACCGTAAGGCTTGTTAAAGTACCCACTGACGTTATATCAGTAGGCGTATCCAAATCGTCCCACCTATCAGAACTATTCACATTCAGATCAGGCTCAGCAAGATCAATCCGTTCATCAACAGTAGCATTATTAACCCCTGTACCGCTTTCATCAACCTCACACTCCCACAAATTCGTAGTCACATTATACTTAAGAATCTCCGCACTAGAACAGTCTCTAGGAAGACTAAACACTGTACCATTAAGCACGATACCAGTACTATTAGAGTACGTACTTCCAGGAGGTACAAGACAATCCCAGAACGAACTCGTATCATTCCACGTTAAAACATCAGACGCTCCACAACTAGTAGGCAACTGAAACGTTGTGCCTGACAACTCAACACCTGTACCGTTATCATACGTTGTATCCGTGTCCAACTCCTCAATAGTAGCGTTCAGCGTAGTGCCATTAAGTGTCAGCGTACTTCCCACCATGTAAAACCATTTTTCATTCACAGCCGTTATAAAACGGTTGGTAATGTTAGCCCAGTCTAGGGTGAACAAGTTTGTCAAATCACCAGGCACATCAAGGTTATCCCAAAAGCCAGACTGGTTCACATTCAGATCAGGCTCAGCAAGATCAATCCGTTCATCAACAGTAGCATTATTAACCCCTGTACCGATTTCATCAACCTCACACTCCCAAAGGCCAGAAGTTACATTATATTTCAAAACTTCCGCTCCCGAACAGTCTCTAGGAAGACTAAACACTGTACCATTAAGGATAATACCTGTACTGTTACTATATGTTGTATCCGTATCTAACTCCTCAACAGTCTGATTTAGTTTAGTCTCATTAAAATCTATACGAACACTATTATTCAAAAGGTATGGTACAAGACTGCCTACTCTCGTGTCCGTATCAAGCTCTTCAATCGTCTGATTAAGCTTAGACTCATTAAAAGTTATAGCAACACTAGTGTTTATCAAATAAGAAGTAAGCGCACCAACACGCGTATCAGTGTCCAACTCTCCAATAGTAGTGTTAATCCACGTTCCATTAACCCTCATACTCTCATTATCCAAACCTGTCATGTAAAGACTCACATTATCAACCGCAATAACAAAAGCATTAGTAATGTTCTCCTGACGAAGCTGAATCTGGTTCGTTAATTGAATCATGTCCACCGCTTGACCTATATGCAAACTGTTATTCACCGTATAATTAGCAGCATAAGACGTAAGTGTCGTAGCATTCACCCGCAACTCCCCGTTTACGATCACGAACCATGGAGTGTCCGTGCTATTAATCAACTTACCAGTGATATTAAGCCAACTAAGCTGAAGCTTATTATTCAAATCACCAGGCACATCAAGGTTATCCCAAAAATTCGAGCTGTTAGTATTATTTAACCCGGCTAGGCTTCCAGTGTCAAGAACTTTAGTGCCGTTCTGCCAAAAGGTTGTACCGTTAATATTAGACGCATTATAAATATCATTTTGCTCCATCTGTAAATCATCACTCACCCTAAAAGGTAAAGCCTGGACCAACAAAGCAACAATTAACACAGCTAAAACTCCAAGAACCCACATTCCATAAGACCTGCTCATTGTGTCAGCACCTTCTTCCAATCACCAGAACTACTCGTACCAAAAGCAACATACAAATGCGAGTTAGTTGTATCAACATAAAAATACCCAACACTACTAGGCGTACTACTAGGCGCACCAGCACCACTAGAAACCACAGCACGAGTCTTCTGATCCGTAACCATACTATTCCAATCAGCTGATAAAAAATCGTCCTCGGCTACCTTAGTATCATCCCACGCTATTTAAATCACCACCTTAGGCCTAGGTTTAATCATACTTCTCAATGATTCTCTCTCTTTTAATGCTTTCTCTAAACTTTCACGCCAATGCGTATAAGGAACACCTTTTACCACATTCAAATCCGCAAGTCCATAGGACGCATTAAACGTGTAAGTAGCACCAATAGCGTTCAAAGACGCATATACTGTAGCCTCCAATTCCATAAACCTCTGAATCCACTGAGGAATACTTAACTTCGTAACAATAGTACCGCTCACATGAGTAAAAGAAAGCGAATCAAAAGTTACATCATTACTCGAAATGCCAGAGATTTGCGCAGTCTCAACATAACCATCGGTACCATATAGCTCAACCCAATCATTAGCCGAAAAACTAGAAGCATCACTCAACGTGATCGTAATACTAGTACCAGCAACAGACGCTCCAGTAGTAGTACTGCTAACACTACCATCCCTCTCTAAAAGGCCATAATAATACTCAACAATCACACTCCTAGACTTAGAAACAAACTTACCTACCTCACTATCCGTTCCCATCTTAATCTTCCCACTAGAACGATACACATGAAGCGTACTAGGAGTAACACTAGAACCATCAGTTTTCAAACTCACCACCTTTAACAAAGGATTCTTCTCTGTAAAAACCAGATCCTTACCATTTCCATCAAGAACATCAATCTCCTTAGTAGGAACAAAACGTGTATTCATAGCACGAGCCGTCATTTCCTCAACACGAGAAATAATCTGAGTAATCTGACTAGCAGTAACCAACGTACTAGGCACACCACTCGCCGTTCTAACCTGCGTCTCTGTAATAAAAGTCATTTCATCCCTTCTCTAAAACCTTATCCAACTTCCGATTAATCTCTTCATACTGATTCATAACAACAGCAATATCAACCTCATTACGATCAACACGACTATCCAAACCCTTAAACTCAGTCTTAAGCTCCTCAGCAACCACCTTAGTATAATCAGACTGCGCCCTAGCACTCACCCCATACGCTACGACACTAGACAACACCACCAAAATAGTAATAATCACACCAATCCAAGCCGCAAGGTCTTTGCTAACAACGTATCCACCGTTACCGTCCGATTGAAAATATGTCCTTCCCATTCTCTATCAATTACCATCTCATCTTTTTCAATTTAATAACAACATCATCCCTCAATGGTAGGTCATCCCCCGAACTGATACCACTCTTTAAATCATCAAACGTAGGATACAAAATCATAATATCATCAGCCGTTTTATGACCTACACCTCTAACACTTAACAACTTACTAACGTACTCTTCAGAGGATACCGTTTCAACATTCTCAAGCTCATCAGGTTTCCCTAAACGAGAAAGTCCTAAAGCAATAGCTTGAGAATCATCAATATCGGTAACTACCATACCATTCTTCACCGTCTTCCAAAGATACCCACTAGTCTCATGAGAATCAGAAACACGATACTTTTTAGGTTCTCCAGTACTGTTCAAGTATTCCATACGCTCTAATACTCCTCCACATACGCATTAATCGTAAAAGCCTTCGTTGAGCCACCCTGCGCAACAACAACCTTAACCCTACCATTCAACACGAACTCCGTAGGAACCTTTCTCGTTCCATCAAAGGTAAGATCCGCACCAGCAGTATCCATAGCATACTCACGAGGATACACAGCCACATTCGTATTACTATTAGTACTAGAATACAACGTTTGTGCGACGAGCTCAGAATCAGAAGTGACCGTCACATCAGCAGTAGCATCTAACGCATCAATATCAAGATGAAACGACAACAACTTACCACCAAACGGAGAAGAATAAACAGTAGCATCACCACTAGTATCAGTTGTACCACTTATCCTCTTAACAGATATTTTCCTAACCATCATTCACGCTGATACCAGCTTCACCCCTTTTTTTTTACTCTTAAAATTTTTGAAAATCAAACCCTTAGACTTAACCTTCCCACTAACCGCATCAAGAACGACCTTAGGAACCGAAGCTCCACTCTTTAATGTTAATGGACCTTTAACTTTTGGCATTTACTTCACCCCTCATAAACTGTAAAGACTTAACAAGAATCATCTCAATCTCCAAACGTGAAAGGTTCTGAGGATCAAGGTTAATGTTTGAGCCGTCAGTACTAATCGTAAGCACTTTCTCATTGGAACCATTATGTAAAACGGTTGCTCTCATCTCCTTTTTTTCAGGTGGCTTCTCAGCCTTTAACACTTCTTTATCATTTTCCATAGTTTTTCTCTAAACGTACTCACTTAAAAAAAATAAAGGAAAAAAATAGGCATTACAGCCATTCCTTATATGGACTTAGTACCTACAACATGATAGCATGACGCATCAGTAGTCCATACAAGTATGGAAGCCAAATCAGCATCATTATCATCAATTGTAGCTAGGAAACCCCTACCAAGAGTAGCAGGAGTTCCAAACGCACTATCTAGCTCAGCATCAGTTGGAGCCGCTTCAGTCACGTTAGCAACGCTCTGAATAGTACGAATACCTCCACTAGTAGCGTTCACAGGGTTAGAACCTGCTAATACGATACTACCAGATACACCAGTAGAGTTACCTGATCCACCAGAACCCGGAGTTAAAGTAATACTTCCACCAACTCCTCCAGTTCCAGAACCTCCTTCACTATCAGCTCCACCATCACCAGCGGTTAATACCAAGCTACTTCCAGCTCCTCCAGCTCCTCCGGCACCGCTTGTAGC